GACGTTTTCGTCATGCTCTCAGAAATCCTTGAGGGATCTCGGAGTATTACCCTAAGTTGGGTGTGCACCTGGATAGCTAACGGTTAGGTCAGCCAAGCGTAGATTATCTACCTTGGACTATAAGGTCCTGTATCTGGTTGATTTGCAGATAGGCTAGATTAATATGATTTTAATCGAAAGTTGCTGTATTGGCATTCTATAGGAAACTATATAATGCTACCCGATATTGGGAACAGTGGGCGCTGATAAGGAGTATTCAGAATGAGTATTTCTTCTTCAATAGATAAAGATACGGGAAGCCTTGAAAGACTTCTCGTCTTACCCTGACAGGGTACCTGCGGCCCGCCTGCCTTTGAGATTACATCAATCTGGAACCATCCTTCGGGGTGGAAGCGGAAACCGAAGTTTAAGTAATTTCCTTTTTTCGAGCCATATGCGGGCACCGGCATGTTAGACTTCGTCTAGCTAGGAGTAGTAGTCACTAAAGCGGATCTTATGATCCTGACTAGAGCAATTTTCCACCGAGCCGGAACGCTAAGTGCCTCACCACATATTATTCTTATGCAAAACTTTAATTTAAAAAATTCTAGATTTGCTCAGAATGTGATCAAGAAATTGGGAAACCTTAATGGTACGATCTCTGTAAAAAGAGGTCGTCCAGTAGTTAACATGTTATTAAATATGTCTAATATACTGGGTTGACGTGGAAATGTTTCATTGGTTAAGGTTATAGTGGTCTTTGCCTCTCGTTGTAATCTTATTAGAAAACAACAATCAATTAAGGGTTTATCCCTTCAATTGAAAATAGCTACTGTATTATTACAGCAGTCTATGGGAGGTTACAAAGTACCTAATGTAACACTTTTGGGACAAAGACAATCCCGTAATGGGCAAGGATTACCAAGAAATTGGATCCCTGCAATCCATAGGGCACATCTCCGTAGAGGAGATGCAAAGTACTTTAAACTATGAATGACACTTTTTGGCATTTATAGAGTATTGGACTACCCCGGGAAGCTTAACTTATCATCTATTACTGCCTGCAACGGAAAAGATTTTTCTTTCCTACTTGGTGAGTATAGTTCATTCATTTGCGGACCCTTCCGAAAATGAATTGCAGCTTTAATCACCGACAAGACATTAATAATGATGAGAGGACTTCTTGGGGACCAGTTGGGTGCAGCCAAGAAATTGACTGTTACCCCCTTCATAATCAGTTCATCCTCTCCATCTGTTAGAAAGACTAAAGATGTTGAGGCCGTTCCCCTTTCTACTTCCCCTGCCGGTATATTACAGTCCGTTAAGGTCTGATATCGTCAGGAGAACGATCAGCTTCGTGATGCTTTGTTTTCATTTGCAAAAATGACTTCGAACATCTGGCTAATCAATAGAATGGAGAGTTGGTCTAAAAAGATCCCTAAAGATCTTTTTGTTGGTACTGAACCAGGTACACTTGGAAAAGTTGCCTGTTTGGAGGAAGCAGCTGGGAAGATACGAGTGGTAGCTCTTGTAGATTGTTGAACTCAGTGGATTATGCACCCATTGTTTTTAGCAATCTCGAAACTACTCTCTCGTATCCCTATGGATGGAACTATCAATCAGAGGGGTCCTTATGACCGCCTATGAGAGAGAAAACCTGATGGTCCTTTCTATTGCTATGACCTATCTTCAGCAACCGATAGGTTACCAATAGTGTTCCAACAGGCCCTCTTATCGGCCTTCTTTGGATCCTGATTTGCCACTCTTTGGGGCCAACTTCTTGTTGGTCGACCATACCGTTACGTCGATATCGACGATTCCGGAAATACTATAGTCGATGACCTTTACTACCAAGTAGGTCAACCCATGGGTGCCAAATCTAGTTTCCATATGATGGCATTATTCCATCATACGGTTATTCAGTGAGCAGCCTTCAGAAGAGGAAGGTGTGAGTGATTCCAGGATTATGCGATAGTTGGTGATGATATTGTTATCTCGGATCGCGAAATTGCTTCAGAATATTTAATTATTATGGAGCAATTAGGTGTTTCAGTTGGTTTACATAAGTCCTTGGTCTCCCTTAGACCTAGGGGCTTATGTAACCATGGTCTTTGTAGTGAGTTTATTATAAAGACTTACTATTCAAAGAACCGAGGAACCCCTCCAGTTGATGTATCTGCACTACCCGTATCCTGTTGATATATGGGTACTAAGGTACTTTCATCTGGT